AAGAGCATTGTCGACAAATACCTGGATTCAGAGGATCCCAGAAGTGAGACAGGCGGCGGCATAGTGGAAGACGTCGAGCCATGGGCACAGCCGGTCGACGGAGCCCAATTGCTGGATGGCATCTTGGCGGACATTCAAAAACGGATCATCCTCCCGGTAGGGGCAGCGGAAGCTGTTACATTATGGGCCTTGCTGACATACACCCATCAGGCATTTGGCGTCTTGCCTATACTCGGGATCACTTCCCCGGTAAAGCGCTGCGGGAAGACAAAATTGCTGGAAACTTTATCGGCCTATACCTACCGGGCACTATCCGCAAGCAACATGACCGCAGCCGCGGTGTACCGGACAATCGAGAAGTACAAACCAACACTGCTGATAGACGAGGGAGACACGTTTCTCAGGGACAATGACGAACTTCGGGGAGTGATCAATTCCGGGCATACCAGGGCAAGTGCCTTTGTGGTTCGTATCGAAGGAGATAGCCTTGAGCCGATTAGGTTCAGCACCTGGGGAATGAAGGCAATTTCCATGATCGGGAGGCTGCCGGACACGGTGGAGGATCGATCGGTCGCTATTCATCTGGCACGGAAGGCCCCTGGCGAGACGGTGTTGAAGACGGGACTCGATTTTGCGGAACAGTGCAAGCCTGTGCGTGCAATGTGCCGACGGTGGGCAGACGACAATATGGAGCGGCTGAAGACTGTTACGGTAACCGTGCCGCCATCAGGCAATGACCGGGCCGACGACAACTGGCATCCGCTATTCACTATTGCAGAGACAATTGGTGGCGATTGGCCTGAGAGAGCCAGAAACTCGATGGAAAAGCTATGCGAGAAGAGCGATGACAGCGTTGGCGCACAGCTGCTGGCAGACATCAAGGGCGTATTCGAAGCGCAGGGGGTTGATAGGATCTTCTCCCGTGACTTGGTCGAAGCACTGAAGAATCTGACAGAAGCACCTTGGAATGACTGGAACCGGGGAAAAGGACTGACGACAAATGCTCTTTCGAGATTGCTGAAACCGTTCTCCATTATCTCAAGGACGGTGCGGGTTGACGTCGAAACGGCTAAGGGATACAGGCTCGACCTGTTCCGGGATGCATTCTCTCGCTACCTTCCATGCGATACAAACGTCACAACGTCACAAGACAATAAATTCGGTGGCTTAGCCGGAAACCAGAACGTCACACGAGAGAGCGGTGTGACGTTTGGAAATGGAGCCAAGCTATTGAAAACAAAGGATTGTTACGTTGTGACGGATGAAAACACCCCTGGTGAGGGAGGAGAAGAAGTTGTGGAAGAGGTGTTTTGATGTCCTTGTTCACTGAGCTGCAGAGCCGAGGTATCGAGCTGATAAGAGAGGGCACGAAACTGCGAGTCAGAGGACGCCTTAATGATGATGATCGTATGCGCATCCGGGCACAGAAGGCTGACATCCTGGCAGAATTGCAGACAATGGAGAAAACGAAGTGCCAGGGATGCACCGCGGCGGGATACTGGGACCATGCAGCCTATGGCGGCAAGCTGCTTTGCTTTGCGTATGCCGTTTTCGAGGGGAAAGCCGGAAGGCCCAAATCGTGTAACGAAGCCATCATGGATTGCAGGCATTAACGGGATAGATCTGAATGACAGAGCCGAAATTGACACGAAGAGCAGATGGATGGCCGGTGCTTGAGGTGCATTACACCGGCGTTGATTGGGATGCAGCCATCGAGCGCGGGCTTAGGCGGTTTGGTCTGAAAGATGGGGAATGCACCGTGATCGCGTTGCCGGAGGAGAGGACGGTTTCACGGCGAAGTGGATCGTTTCGATCCACAAATCACCCGCGCGCGAGGATAGGACTGTAGGGGGCCAGTCCGATGACGCCCGACAGGAAACCACCCGCGCGCGCGAGGATAGGACGGCCCTGCCGTGGGGCTGGGACCGTCTAGGCCCCATCAAAATCACTGCAGACAGCGGTATCATGTATGGGGGGAAATCATGGACCACGGACAGACGGAGCAGGGGCAGACAATCGAGGTCGAAGCGTCACAGTTCGGCATGACCTGGGCGGCATGGCTATCAGCACTTGAGAAGCTGTGCACCTGGACGGCATATCGCGGAGACGCTGACGCATTGCGTACCGTCAAGGCGGTGGTCGATGAGATATTCCAGGCAGCGGAAGAGACTATGGCGAAGCTGACAAGCAAGGTTCACTAGGGGGGAAAATCATGGCAGTAACGGTAACATCTCCGAGCGGCAAAGTAGGATTCATCAAGAATGCAGTATCGGCAGATGCAAGCGGAACCGAAGAGATACACGCGGCAGTGGCATCGAAGAAAATAAAGGTAAGGCATCTTACAGTCAACAGCGGCGCGGCCATCACGATAACCATAGGCCAGGGAGAAACTGGCGGCGCAGTCACAACGGCACTGATTGGACCGGTGAGCTTTGCGGCTAACCAGAGCATGCAGTGGACGTTCAATCCGCTGATGGAGTTGGCAGCAAACACCAGCTTGACCGTGGATGCATCCGGGGCCGGGGATGTGTGTGTTTTCGTGCAAGGCATAGTCGAGTGACTGGGCATCAGTCCAGTCCCCTCCATCCAGTAAGCCGGGGGTGCGCAGCTGCGGGAATGCCAGACAGGGGCCATCCAGTGGGCCCGGCGTGCATGTCATGCGGCGGTTGCTGGCTGCCATTTGCCAGTACGGGGGCACGAGTCATCTCTGTCACCTAACTGGAAAAGACCAGATGGGCAGCTCAGAAGACCAGAAACAGGGTAGAGATCATTTGTTAGAGAGCTGGCAATTGGCATTGAAAAGCGACCATGAACCTGAATCCGGAGAGACCGCCGAAGCATCTGACCAAGGAAGCCAGGAGCATCTGGCGGCAGCTGAATGGCGACTATGAATTTGATTCCAGTGCCCTGGTGCTGCTCAAAACTGCCTTGGAAGCATACGACCGAATGAACGCAGCTAGGCAGCAAGTTGACGCCGAAGGGGTAACGGTGCAAACACCCACGGGTCACCTGAAGCCACATCCGGCGTTGAGGATAGAGAAAGAGGCGCGGAGCGGATTCCTGCAGGCGTGGCGGATGCTGAACCTCGATATAGAACCACCGGGACCGATGGGACGGCCACCGGGAACGTAGGGAGGAAACATGCCGACTATCAAGAAGCGAGGACCGAGAAAGAAGCTCAACCCCAATGAATTGACGTATGAGAAACGAGAGTTTCAACATAGTGGCCACAATCTCCTAAGTCAACCGGAGCCGCCTTTCAGAACCGATGAAGAGACAAGGGAGACCTGGGAGAAGCACAGAGATTTGCTCATGGCCGATATTGGCAGCGCTGAATGGCAGTGGGTTGTCCCTTACGGCAGTCGGCCCTGGGCATGGTGGAAATGGGAAGCGCCGGAGCGCCGGCGGATCCTCTGTCGGGCGGAGAATGCTCTGTGGGATGAGGGCATCTCTTTTGGCAAGGCGCGACTGTCGGTCGGTGGTTATGCTGACCGGCCGATATATGAGACACAATTTGAGTATCTCAAGCGCTTGGGTCTGTTGATGGAAGATGAAGAGCAAATGATGCTCGAAGCGCAACGCAGAGAACGACAGGAGAAGGAAAAACTCAAGGAATTGACCCGAAAACGGGCCGATTCTGATGAAAACGACACAGAAAACACCCAATCCGCACACTTGCGGCTTGTGAGGTGATAACCGGGAGACTGTGAGACACCGTGACCGGTGCACCAAATGCTTGGCTGATCCATCGTGACCGATGGTATCCAGCCTCAAGCGTGGCACTAACCTTTGGACAGTATAAGACGTTGTGACCAACGCCTCTGGATAACTCAAAACATGAGATTCGGAGGTATTATCTAATGAACGTCGAGCAAATGAGATTAGAGGCAAAGGGGATTCTTGCTCAATTGGAGCAGACAAAATCAAAACATGAACAGCGTGGAACCACCCCGACCGACGGGGAAATCAGGGAGGCCGGGCGACTGATCAAACGGTATGAGCAGATCGCTCAAGAGGTCAAGGAGCTGGAGAGCATTGAAGGCTATCGGTCTGCTTTTCCGACTGTAAACCGGCCCCTGACCTTCGAGGACAGCAACGGCAGCCACAGCCACCGCGGTGGAGATGGGCCGTTTTCCTCTTTTGGAGAGCAGTTAGTTGCGGTCCGGGCGGCTGGTACGCCTGGGGGGCAACTTGACCCGAGGTTGCATGAGGTCCGAGCGGTAACCGGTCTGGGTGAAGGCGTCCCCAGTGACGGCGGGTTCCTACTGCAACAGGACTATGCCAGCGAGTTGCTGGGAAGTGTCTTCTCAACCGGTGTGTTGTCCAGTCGGTGCCGACGGATTGAGATTTCCGGCAACGCCAATTCAATCAAGATCAACGGCATCGACGAAACGTCAAGGGTTGCGGGCTCCCGGTGGGGCGGGATACGGTCGTATTGGACCGCGGAAGCCGGGGAAAAGGTTGCCAGCAAGCCGACCTTCCGGCAGATCACGTTGGAGCTGAACAAGCTGATCGGGTTGTGTTACGCGACTGATGAGCTGATTGCGGATCACTCGGCGTTGGAAAGTGTGATTCGCCAGGGCTTCGCGTCAGAGATCGGCTTTGCCCTGGACGATGTGATAATCAACGGGTCCGGTGCCGGACAGCCCTTAGGCATTCTCAATGCCGGGTGCATGATCTCCGTGACCAAGGAGAGCGGCCAGGCAGCTGACACCATCGTGTATGAGAATATCATGAAGATGTGGTCGAGGCTTCTGGCACCGTCGAGGCAGACTGCAGTATGGCTGATAAACCAGGACTGCGAGCCGCAGCTTTATGCAATGTCCTTAGCTGTCGGCACCGGTGGTGTGCCAGTGTATCTGCCGGCCGGCGGGGCCGCGGCGAGTCCTTACGGGACATTGTTTGGACGTCCGGTGCTACCCATCGAGCAGTGCCAGACCCTGGGTGATACCGGTGATATCTACCTGGCCGACTTTGCTAATGGCTACATCTTGGCAGAGAAGGGCGGGATGCAGACCGATGTGTCGATTCATGTAAGGTCAAATCAGGCCTCTCTGGCGGGCGACTGCCAGATGAACACCCCTCAAACTCGGGGAAACCTAAGTGCGCAAGCATACGGCAATCCCGAGCCAAGCTGCCATCCGTGGTATGAAGGTGTAGAGACTAGACGGGGGGCTCTCAGTAACTGAGATGAAGGGATAGTCCAGGCCCTCGGGAAACCTTGGGAATAACTGTTATATATGATGAATCGGTATTCAGGTTTGTTGTCCGAGTCTCGGGGCAGCCGGTGCTTGCATCAGCGATCACCCCTGCAAATGGCACCAATACGCAATCACACTTCATTAAGTTGGATGAGCGCGCATAGGGAGGTGCAACCATGAGACTAGCAGAGGAAAAGAAGGTTGTGCCGCTCCTAAACTCAGCGGACTATGGCGCCGGTGTGACGATGGATTCCATCAATATGGAGAATTTCCATCGAGCGGACGTCATTGTCACCTTTGGCGCGATCACCGGCAACGCAGTGCTGAAAGTCTATAGCGGAGCCACGGCAGCGGCACTAACGTCAGCGATGGCGTTTGACTATGCTTTGGCCGGCGGCACTATCGGATCTTCAAGTGCTGATGTGTTAGCGGCTAATGCCACGGCAACGGCGGCAAGCGGCATCACGTTAACGGCTGCCAGCTACGCAAGCACCATGCTGGTATTGTCGATTGATGCGTCAGAGATGGACGTTGCTAATGGAGAGGAGTGGCTATCGCTGAGTATCAGCAATGCGGCATCTTCAGGCATTGCCCACGCGGTGGCGGTGCTTGAACCACGCTATACCAGTGACCGGAGCGCAACGGCGCTAACGTAGGGCACTACCCCAGGGTTTCGCTCCCTTGGGTGTGCATAGGCAGGGGAGTTGATTGCGCTTCACCCCTGCCGGGTCCATTCCGGTCCGGGGTTTGCCGTTTGGTCACGATGCACCCCGGGCCAATCCTCCGGCCGGGGGATCGATTGGCGGTCCCTCGGCCAACCCCAGGAGAGTGATGCTGGAGACATCCTCAAACCATGCTCAGAGCGGCTGGAATACCCCTTGCACGGGCCTCAGAAGGTCGATAGACGTTGCAGGGGGTACTGTGGTATGGGTCGGAGAGTGAAGTCCCTTGAAGGGGTGCCGTAGGATGGCACTGGGCACGAAAACCTTGACATCGGTACCATAGATGGTACTGTAAGAGCGTTGAAATCACATGCGGAGGGATCGCCGATATGATCCTTTTCTGTTTCACGGCAATCAGGAATCAAGAGCGCTTGGAATCCGGTACTGGTAACAGCCGGGGGCTTCATGTGAGCCTAACACTTCCAGGCGCTTTCTCTGAGGAAACCCAAATGGCGATCACAATGGCAGAGAGGGTAGCGGCGAAACTTGGCAATGACGGACAGAACTGGGACGGGTTTGAATCGCTGGTAAAGGATGCCGACGTTGAGTATGCCAGGGAATACATTGACGACGACGGCAACCGAGCCTACGAGCGCACAGACCGGTCTAGTCATTTCGCGGGGTATCCGGTGAGATATGTGTTTGACGACGGATCGGCGATTGTCGAGGCCGGGGACGCGTGGGACATTGAAGGCGACGCGCCGTTTACTTGGCAAGGGTCGAAATAAGATACACATATGGTTCCAGCATGGCCGATTCAAGCGCGGCGTTACCGACGGGCAGGGATGGGGCTATGTCTGTGAGTATTCGATGCGCTGCGTACTCTTCGGGGGTAAAGCAGCATTGCCAGTTCTCTTCTGGGGTCAGGGTCAATTCCTCGAAATAGGGGTATCTGCACATAGTGCCCAAAGAGGTGCTTGATGATGTACTTGAGAACTGTGTCTTTCTCATGCTTGGCGAGGATGCCGGAGTACGTGCTGCCTTCTTGCCGGCGGCCCTGATAGGAGGCAAGAGCGTCTTTGCCTTCTACGAGATGTTGTATTCGAAGACTGCTGATGAGCAGAATAGTATGGTACTGCATGAGATCGCGCATTACGTCCTGGGCCATAGCGATAGGGGGCTTTCTGATGCCGAATACGTCAAGCAGGAAGAGAAAGCCAACGCGCTCAAGGGTCAATGGAATAGGGACTATAAGGAGTACTTGGATTACGTCGAAAAACGAGCCAATGAACTTGTGGACCGGGGAGAATGCGACGATTCCTCCCTGGCCTGGGACAGGGCGTGTCAAGAGGCGGATGAGAGACTGTAGCAAGCGGAGGAATCATGACCAGCAAAGTCACGCCTCTCTATCTTGATGAGAGAATGAGGGCATTCGCAGAGAGACTGCAGGTCGAGGGCAAGACACAGGCGGAGCTTCTCAAGCAGCTGGCCGATAGCATTGCAGGACTGCCAGAAGAGGACCTGCGATGCGTCTCGGAGTTTCTGGAAGCCCTGCAGAGGGGCGATGCTAGGGCTCTCAGGCGACTGTGGAACGATAGAATTGAGATGCTTGATAGGCAGTTGGGTATGGAAACGTAGGACGGCCACAGAAGGGGGCAACCATGTTTAAGCGCGGTGACAGCTGGTATTCCGATTTCTGGTACGATGGCGAGCGGTACCAAAAGAGCCACGGTGCCATATCGAAAACCGTAGCAAAGGAAAGGGACCGCAAATTCCGGACAGATGTCAAAGAGGGTAGGCATGCAAGCAAGGCAAAGCGAATCCTGTTTGAGACGTTTGCCGAGAGGTACCTTGAGCATGCGGCCTTGAACAAGAAGCCTACCACGGCGAAGCGCAACGGCGTCTCAATGCATATTCTCATGCCACACTTCGACGGCAAGCTGATCAGCGATATACACCCGTTCATGGTTGAGAAGTACAAACGGGACCGGGTAGACGCTGGCGCGACGCCGGCCACGGTTAACCGTGACGTCGCCATGCTGAAGAATATGATGAACAAAGCGGTTGATTGGGCGTACCTCAAGAGCAACCCCTTGAGCAGCATAAAGCAACTGAAAGGGGAGAGAGAGCGGGAGTGGGTGTTGATACCGGAAGAGGAGCAACGCCTGCTTGAAGAGTGCGACAGGCGGCCGCAGAGGAAGAAGAACCTGCGGCAGCTGGTGCTTTTCGCCCTGCATACGGGTATGCGTCAGGATGAGATATTCCGGCTGAAGGTCGCAGACATTCACCTGAAAGACAGGTATATCCGTGTTACCGACACCAAGAACACCGAGGACAGGAATGTCCCTATCAATGACACGCTGATGGGGGCGATTGCCGAGGTACTTCTCTTCAAGGTGATTGCCGCAGGATGTGGAATGGAAGATTCCGAATACCTGTTTACCAACACCAAGGGGACTAGATTGACCGTTTTGACCAACGCCTTCTGGAAAGCGGTTGAGGAAGCAGGGCTTTTTCGGTATGAGGAAGACAGACAGGGCAGGAACAAACGGGTCAGATTCCGGTTCCATGATCTGCGCCATACATTCGGGTCACGCCTGGGGATGGCCGGAACCGATCTGAAGACCATCATGGAAATCATGGGACACAAGACATACTCAATGAGCATGAGATACCAACACCCGGCACCAGATCACAAGGCAAATGCAGTGAAAACTCTGGACCAAGTCCCTTCAAAAGTCCCTACAGCAGAAGTGGTGCCCTTGAAAACAGCTGATAAATCAGCTTCTTAGGGAGTCGGCTAACGGCCTGCAAAGCCGTTATTCATCAGTTCGAATCTGATTGCCGCCTCCAGAATAATATCAGGGGCTTGTAAGCATTTCAGGTGTTTACAGGCCCTTTCTTATTTTCTGGTTGATGTCACAGAATATCACTGAAAGTACACAAAAACACCCTTTTCCCCCACCAAGTCCCTTCAAAAGTCCCTACAGGCAAATATGCCACCTTGTGGCGTCCCCGCAGGACTCCAAAAGATTGAGAAATACGTTGACAAACGCATTTCAGGTGTTAGAATATGAATCAGTTAGTGATTCATTTATGAGAGACCGGGGGAATCAAATGGCAGGCTACAGCAAAGGGAAGGTTGTAGAGCTGACGGGATTGAGCGCGCGAAGGGTGCAATTCTACACCGAAGAGGGGCTGGTCAAACCGGGGCATGACGCCGGAGAGGGACGGGGGAGCGTCCGGCGCTATTCGAAAAGGAACCTGTTTGAGTTTGCCCTGATTAGACAACTGACCGCGTACGGCATGACATTGCAGACGCTCAGGGATGTCTTCGGATTGCTGACAGCTCCAAATCCGGGAGAAAGCGACGCTGGTGGTTTCCCTCGATGGATTGACCGGCGGGGGATCATGGGAGACTGGGAAACACTGACGAACGCGTACCTGTTGCTTTCACCACGTCAGGGCAAGGGCTGGCACCCGGAGGTTCTCCGGAATCCCACGGACGAATGGCTGGTACGCGAGGTGAAGCAGCACGCGACCGTGTTGACCCTGGATATTGGCCGTATTGTACGGGACATCAGAGATCAGTAGCCCCTTTTTTCAAACAAATAAGTCAGAGTCTGATTCTGGTTCATTTTGGAGGCAACCATGGAAAGGAATGTGAAACTCAAAACGGCAATATGGGAAAAGGGCCTGTGCCAGAAAGACTTCGCCCGCGTCGTCGGTGACCACCACACATTTGTCAGCCGGGTGGTCAACGGGTGGGTGAACCTGGACGAGGCGCGGAAAATCAAGTACGCGAAGGCGCTCGGAAAGAAGACAGAGGAGGTTTTTTCAGAGTGAGCGAGGAGCGGAAGTACTTTGACACGAATGGGGTGGCCGAGTTTCTTGACCGATCACCGGGGGCCATCCGTAACCTGGTGCTGAGGCGGAATATCCCTTACCGGAAGGCGGGGGGCCGGTTGCTTTTCCTACGGCGCGAGGTTGAGGAATGGGTAGACAACGCGCCTGGGGTCAGGCCTGAAGACATCGAGAGGGAAGGCTCATGAGCCTAAGACAGCTTGAGCAAGAAATGCTGGGTCACGGTTACCCAGCGGGCGCGTTACGGTCGGATGGTGGTTTCCATCACTTTGCCATCGACGGACACAGGGGGATGCCGGGGTGGTATGTTGTCAACAAGACAGCACTAGGTCTGTGTGCCACCTATGGCGACTTCGTATCTGGCCGGAAGCACAGCTGGTTCTCGGGCAACGGCAACCAGAATCTTACCCCAGAGGAAGCTGAAGACCGCAGGCGGCGGATGGCCGCGGAAGCTGCCAAGATTGAGGCATCCCAAGAGCGTAGGCATCAGCGAGGCGCGTGGTCGGCCGATTTCAACTGGGGTTTCGGGAAGCCGGCTAAGAGCCATCGCTACCTTGACGGCAAGCAGGTCAAGAGCCACGGCCTCCGGATTCTCGACCTACCGGAGAGCAATCACCACGGGAGACTGATGGTTCCCGCCTATAGCAGCGAAGGCGAGCTGCAGACCCTCCAATACATAGACGGCCAGGGGGCAAAGCTGTTTGAGAAAGACGGCAAGAAAGTGGGTGCCTATTTCCCCATCAAAGGGGACAGGACTGCCGTGGTCTGCGAAGGGTATGCCACGGGGGCATCGATACACGAAGCCACGGGTCACTCGGTGGCCGTGGCCTTTGACGCTGGAAACCTAAAGCCGGTGGCCGAGGTTATCAGGGAGAAATCGCCGCAGGCCGAAATCATCATTGCGGCCGATAATGACGCATTCAAGCCGGAAGCCGGAAACACCGGAATCGCAAAGGCAGAAGCTGCGGCTGTTGCGGTATCTGCCAGGGTTGCCATACCACAATTCGAAGACACCTCCACCAAGCCGACAGACTTCAACGATCTGTCCAACCTGGAAGGGCCGGATGCAGTCAGGGCACAGATCGGCGCTGCGGCACCGGTGGATAAGGTCAGGGCCTTGAGAATTGAGCTTGCTGACCTTGTGAAACTCGACCTGCTGGAGCAAGAAGTTGAGCGTGAGCGGCTCTCAAAGTCGTATGGGGTCCGGAAGAGCATTGTCGACAAATACCTGGATTCAGAGGATCCCAGAAGTGAGACAGGCGGCGGCATAGTGGAAGACGTCGAGCCATGGGCACAGCCGGTCGACGGAGCCCAATTGCTGGATGG